AAAACAACCACATATCAACAAGACATTTTTTAAAGCATAATTAATTCGGGTTCGTGGTTGTACCTGTTTTAGTTGTGCTTTGTTTATATAAATAATTTATTATGTATAAAGATTGGATACTAATGTCTAAGGACTCCTTAAATACTTTAGATTGGGATAAAATAACTGTAGATGGACATGGATATGTTGTTTTAGATGATAATACAAGAATAGATTTTGCCGATAATGACACTGAAGATATTTATAAGCAAGATCGGATTAAATGGAATGAAAATAGGATATGAAATATTTCTTACATGATAGCAATGCTTTTAGTGATGAAAAAGTAACTCTTTTATATCTTAAATTTGGATATGAGTCTATTGGTTTATTTTTTACTATCCTTGAAAAATTAGCATCACAAGAGCAGCCGATTAATGAAATTGTATTAAAAAGTCAATTAAATATTAAAAAAAGACTTGAAAAACAATTAAGTTTTATGTATAAAATCGGTATACTTTCATTAAGAAATGGTGATGTTTTCAATGAAAATATACTAAAGTTTGGTGAAAAGTACCAAGAAAAAAAAGAAAATACAAGGAAAAGAGTTTCACAATGGCGTGAAAAACAAGCAGATGCAAAAAAGGTAACGTGTTACGAACTCGTACGTAACACCCTTAAGTATAGTGTAGGTAAGTTAAATATAGATAAGTATAAAGAAAAAGATATAAAAGAAAAATTTAATTTCAGAAAAGAATTATTAAATTTAGGAATAGAAAAACAAATAGTAGAAGATTGGTTAAAAGTAAGAAAAACTAAAAATGCAACTAATACAGAGACCGCTTTTAATTCGATTAAGAAACAATTAGAATTATCTAATAAACCGCCAAATGAATGTATTAAAATAGCGGCTGAAAAAAGTTGGTCTGGATTAAAAGCGGAATGGATTGAAAATATAAAACCTACGAATGGGAAAATATTTACTTTGAATGATTATGATATACCTACAGACCATCATTTTGGTATTGATAAAAAAGAATTAACTGAATTGTGTAAATCAGGACATTATAAACTAAAAGCTTCATGATATACGGTAGATATGAGATAGACTTATCCAAAGTAAAAGGCAATCAAGGTAAAACTTTATGCCCTGAATGCAAAGATCTTGGTAAATCTCACTGGAAAGATGATTGTTTAAGTGTAAATAAGGAAAAGAAAATCTTTAATTGCCATAAATGTGGGTTTTCTGGTTATTATGGTGAAGTTGCACAAACAGAAATTGAATACAAGAACCCAAATATAGGAAATTTAACAGAATTAAATGATAACCATTTACAAGCATTTTCTAAACGTGGAATAACACAAAAAACTATTGTTAGGAATGGTATTAAAAGCTCAAAAGATTGGTATTGTTTTATTTATAATGAAGGGGAGAAAGCTGTTAATATTAAATATCGAAAACATAAAGAAAAAAAGTTTATGCAAGCTCCAGAAGCTAAACCGACAATGTATAAATACAATGATATTATTAATCAAGAAAAAATAATTATATGTGAAGGCGAATACGATGCTTTAAGCTGGGAGGAGGCAGGATATAAATTTGCTACATCAGTAAATCAAGGTGCCCCAAATGCTAAAGATAAGAATATTGATAAAAAATTAGAATGTATTTATAATTGTTTTGATATATTTGAACAAGCTGAATTAATATATTTATCAGTTGATAGTGATGAAAACGGGGAAAGATTACAACGTGAATTAATTAAGATATTTACAGCCGAAAAGGTAAAAATAATTGATCACGGAAGTCGTAAAGATGCAAATGAAGTACTTTGCAAAGATGGAAAAGACAAATTAAAAGAATTATTTGAAAATGCAAAAGATGTAAAAGTTGAGGGTATTTTTGAAGCCAATGATTTTAAAAGTCAAATATTAGATAATTATAAAAATGGACAAGCAAGAGGTACAACAACATATTTCAGTAATATAGATAAATGTTGGACACATCGAAAGGGTGAAGTTACTTTATGGACTGGTTATATGAATGAAGGTAAAAGTTTATTGTTAAGATATTTATTATTGATAAAAGGGCTTTTTGATGATTGGAAAAGTGGATTTTTTGCACCTGAAGATATGCCGCAATCAGAATTTTTCACAGATATAATTGAAAGTTTAGTAGGTAAAAGTGCAGACCCTTATCAAGAGCAGTATAATAATTATATGTCTAAAGATGAATTAATAGAAGGTTTAGAGATAATTAACAAATATTTTTATTCAGTATTTCCAGAAGAAGACCATACAATTGATGAATTATTAAAGAAATTCTCTTATTTAGTTAGAAAAAAGAATCTTAGTGCAATTGTTTTTGACCCTTATAATATGATTATGCATTTAATGAAACCAGGTGAAAGAGAAGATTTATATATAAGTCGATTTATGTCTAAATTAAAAAGGTTTGCTATCAATCATAATGTTGCTGTACATTTAGTAACTCACCAAGTAACACCAACATTTAAAGCAGGGGAAAACTATCCACAACCTAATGCATATAAAATCAAAGGTGGTGGTACATTTTCAGATAAAGCAGATAATGTTATAATAGTTTGGCGTGAACATAGAAATACTGATCAATCGAACACTGAAGTTAAATTTATAAGTCAGAAAATAAAAAAACAAAAATTAACAGGTATTCCCGGTGAAGCAATTATTGATTTTGATAGGAGGAAAAACAGATATTTATATTTTGACAAATCACCTCTTGATGAAGATGAAATAATGAAAATAGTAAATAAAGTGGATGAAGTTCAAACAGAATTTAATATAAATGAAGCTATTGAGCCTCGCTATGATGATACTCAAGATTCTATGCCTTTCTGATATTGTTTTAAAATAAAGAAAAATCAACAATAGAATTTACAATAAAATAACAAATAACTAAAACTTTATATTATGAATGAATTAGAATTATATAAATTTATAGAAGATAAGGAAACTTCTTTTGATGGTGAAACTGCTATCTTATGGATACATCATGTAGAACTAGAAAGTTTTGTTAAACTCATAGGTGCAGGATTACTTGATGAAGGGGGTTTTGATGTTAAATTACAAGAGGACTATATTGCAGTTGAAATGAATGATATATGTGAATATCATGATATTGAATTAGATAAAGTATTTAACAAAACTAATTAATTATGGAAATAGAATACTATCTAATCCAAGGGAAAAAGAGAATAAGAAAGTACAAGCCAATTAGAACGCAAGGCGAAGCTAGCGCAAAAGAAATGTTTAAGAAGTGGTTTAGGAAGCATTTTCCTAAATCAAGATATGAACTAATAATAATAAAATAAATTATGAGAGAAATATTATTTAGAGGAATTTCAGTAGAGACAAATGAGTTTAAATATGGATTATTAGTTTACATGCAAAGTGTTGGGGGATGGGCTATAGAGCAATCATTTGATACCCCACCAACAACGGGTGACCCTTGTGGCAGCTCTGTTTATAAAAGACATGCAATTAAAAGGGATACAGAAGGGCAGTATACAGGATTAAAAGACAAGAACGGTGTTAAATTATTTGAAGGGGATAAAATTAAAGATACGAGCAATGCAGACTTTAAGGCTATTGTTAAATCAATAATTATTTTTGAAGAATATTCATTTAAAAAGAAAGAGTTTTATAGGACAAATTGGAACGGAATAGAAATAAATACTCTAAAATATAATCACGGATTATCAAGTATTGGAGTTTACGAAATTATCGGTAATATCCATCAAGATAAAGAATTAATTAAATAACTAATACAGATAAAAAAATGAGTAAAGAAGAAAAGATTTATGTAGGTAGTGGCAAAAAAGCTGTAAATTATGACATTGTAAATATTACTATTTGTTTAGATGACAAATTAAAAGAACATATTTATGATTACAAAGAAAAAAAGTATATCAATTTAACAGTTGCAGCTAAAAAAGAAACTGATCAACGGGGCAAAACTCATTATGTGGCTATAAACACTTTTAAACCTGATGAAAGCAAGCAACAAAACGAGACTCAAAGTAATGATAATCAAGATGATGATCTGCCATTTTAGTTGGCTTTACGATAACTTAGATAAAATAAAATACTATCTAGATTAATGGATTAAAAATAAACATGTTTTATAACACAATAATAAACTATTATATTAAATATATTAATTTGTAAATTTGAAAAACTAAAATTGAATTATGGAATATGTAGATTTTTTAAAAACTAAAGAAAAGAAAGTAATTAAATCAGGATTTGAGATAGATGAAAAGGATATTAATCCTATGTTATTTGATTTTCAAAAATTTGTTGAAATAAGAGCTGTTAAGTCTGGCAAGTATGCTATATTTGGAGACACCGGAACAGGGAAAACACCTATCCAATTATCAATAGGTAATCAGATATTAAAAAGAATAACTAAATCAGTATTAATATTAGCACCTTTAGCAGTATCAGGTCAAACAATAGAACAAGGTATTAAATTTAATATTCCTATTAAAAAATTAGATTTCAAAAATCAACATATAAGAGATTTTTATATAACTAATTACGACCAGTTACATAATGTTGATGAAAGTCAATTTGAATGTATTATGCTTGATGAAAGTTCTATATTAAAAAACGAAACAGGTAAGTATAGAAATATGCTAATTGAAAAATTTAAAGGAATACCTTATAAATTTTGTTTTTCAGCAACTCCAAGCCCAAACGATCCAATGGAATTAGGCAATCATGCTGAATTTTTAGATGTTATGAATTATAATGAAATGCTTGCAATGTTTTTTACTCATGATTCAGGTGCAACTCAAAAATGGAGATTAAAAGGGCATGCAATTAATAAGTTTTGGGAATTTGTAAGTACATGGTCAATAATGTATTCGCACCCTAGAGATATAGGCTTTGAGCAAAAAGGATATGATTTACCACCATTAACAATAATCGAAAAACAAGTAAAAACTAAAGTTCCTGATGGTCATTTGTTTGGTGGTTTAGCAGTCAATGCTACAGATTACCATAGAAGTTTAAGAGAGACAGAAACAGAAAGAATAAATAAAACATTACATATAATTAAATCTATTGATGAAAATGAACCAATTATAATATGGACAAAGCAAAATCCAGAAGCTAAAAGGCTAAAAACATTGATAACTGGATTAGGTTATTCATGTAGAAATGTTCAAGGGTCTGATAGTTCAGAAAAAAAAGAACGTGATCTATTAGGATTTGCGCATGGTGATTATCAGATTCTTATTACAAAAACTGAAATAGCATCAATGGGTTTAAATTATCAACATTGTAGATATCAGATATTTAATTCAGTAGATTTTAGTTTTGAAAAAACATATCAAGGTATGCGTAGAAGTTGGAGATTTGGACAAGGAAGAGATGTCTTTATTTATATGGTAACAACCGATAGAATGATAAATGTTGTTAAAACTCAAAATGAAAAACAAAAACAATTTGAAGAAATGCAAAAACAAATGACAAAAGCAGTAAATAAAAATATGAATAATGATTTACTAATAACTACAATATCAAGTGAAGATAAAAAAACAGAAGATTACTGGTTAATGAGAGGTGATTGTGTTCAGAGAATTAAAGAAGTTCCATGTAATTCAATTGATTTAATTGTATTTAGTCCTCCTTTTGCAGATTTATACACATATTCTAACCATATAGAGGATATGGGTAATGTGGCAAATTATAATGAATTTGTTGAACAATTTAAATACTTAGCGGTTGAACTTAAAAGAGTAATAAAACCAGGCAGAGTAATTGCAATACATTGTATGGATTTACCAACACTAAAGAGTAAACATGGGTATATTGGTATTCGTAGATTTAGTTCAATGATAGGTGATATATTTGAAAATATTGATATGTTTATGCATTCTGAGTTCACTATATGGAAAGATCCATTACTCGCAGCTGTAAGAACTAAAACAATAGGATTAGCACATAAACAATTAATGAAAGATAGTTCTATTATTAGAGCTGGATTGCCTGATAAAGTACTTTGTTTTAAAACTAAAGAAGAAAATGAAATACCAATCAAAAAAGAGTTAATTGATTATTATATTCCAATGCATGAATATGATAAGTTTCCAAAAACAGTAAAAGGGTTTAATGAATTTTGGGGGTATAATTCAGAAAGTAAATACAGTTTTGAAGAGCAATATTCTCATCATGTATGGCAAAGATACGCAAGCCCTGTATGGATGGATATTGATGTTACTAATACACTTCAATGGATGAATGCAAAAGGTAATAATGATGAAAAACATATATGCCCTTTACAATTAGGTGTAATTGAAAGATTAATATTTCTATATTCAAATAAAGGTGATACTGTTTTGAGCCCTTTTGGTGGTATTGGGTCTGAAGGTTATCAAGCCTTAAAGATGGCTAGAAAGTCAATAAGCATTGAATTAAAAGAGTCTTATTTTGAAATAAATAAGAAAAATCATAATATAGCTATTGAGAATAAAGGACAATTAAAACTATTCTAATGAAAGATATAATAGAAGAAAACTACAAAAGCATAGTATCAAGGGGTTTAATTACCCCTAATACTACTATAAGCGACTTTATTGATAAATTATATGAAGAAGTAAAAGAAGTAGAGGATGAATGTAAGTTTTGTCCTGAGATACATGATTATAGAACAATAGACTTAATAGATAAAGATAAATTAGGTTTTGAGCTCGCAGATGTTAGGATGGTAGTTGAAAATTTTGCAAGACATTATGATATTGATATTGAATATTATCTAAAGGAAAAAATAAAGATTAACTTTGATAGAGCCAAAAATAATAAGTAAATAACAATATAAACTTAACTTTAAAAGTCATGAGCGAAAAAGAAGAAAAACATCTAAGAAATTTATTGAAAATTGACTTTGATAAATGGATTAAATTAAAAATATCCGGTTACTGTAAAGTCGTGTATAATATAGCGGTGTCTAATGGTTTGGGCGCGGACTATATTCAGAAATTAAAAGAGAAGTATTCAAAGTGTTTTAATATGGAAATATAACAACTGTATAAACACAATACACTAGGATATATATAATAAATTATAATAATAAAAATGAGATACGATTTATCAAAAGATTGGGATTGTGATAAAATAGATATTGCAATAGAGGCGATCACTTAAAATAAACTCTTACTTACATGTACTTATTCAGTATTTTGCTGTTGAATATGGTGAAACTACAGAATATATTAAAAAAGAAATATATAAGCTTACTGTAAATAAAGAAATGTATTTAATTAAGTTTGAAAATAAAAAGCAAGGTTATTCGAGAGATGAATTGAGGTCTTCTGCTAATTTAAGTGATGCCGAAATGTCTTTATCAATTGAAAGATTTAAAATTTGGGCTTCAAAAGAAGCTGGTATATTATTACCTAGTTCAGATCAAAAGGAATTTTTAGAGCATTGTATGAATGAAATAGAGAAAAACAAATATTATATTTAACTATGTTAGAAAAAATACTTAAAATAATAGACATAATTAAAAGCTGTAAGTTTTTACATCAATTAGAGCAGACTATAGAGATAATAAACAACTTTGAACGTGATGAAAAGCCTCTTGATAGTAGAATAGTTGAGGGGTTATTAAAATATTATCGAATAAAAGAAAGTGAATTAGTAAGAAAATCTAATTTAAAACCAAAAAAGATGCCTAAATTAGAACTAAATAATAAATAATTATTTAGAATCAATATAAATAAGGATAAAAGATAAAAAAAAAGTAAAATAATTTCAATAAATCGTATTATTACAAATATTTATTATTACATTTGTATAAAATAATTTAAACAATAAGTAGTAATATGAAAACAAATCAAGTAATGATTAGAAGTAAAGCATTTAAACAAAGAACAAAAGATAGATATTTCAGTGCAACTTATTTGCTTGATTATTGGAATAAGAATAATGAAAAAACCCAAAAACAATTAGCTAAATACAAAGAAAATAAATCTACAAAGGAATTTATAAAACAACTGCAGAAGGAAAATATTGAAAATCCATTAATATCGGGTCGTGGAAGTGGTAAAAATTCAGGTACATGGATGCATCCAAAAATGATTATTGATTTTGCTATGTGGGTCTCTGTAGCGTTTAAATCAATTGTTATTGATTATGTATTAGATGGTTTAGTTTATAGTAGAAATACTGCAGGTGATTATTACAATGAAATGACTGCAGTAATATTGGCTGTTTATGCTGAGTTTTATAATAAAAAGCCACCGGCACTTATTTATATTAACGAATCAAAAATGATTAAATCATTAGTTACCAATAAACCACGTAATGAAATGAATGAGCAGGAACTTAAACAAATAACATATCTGCAGAAAGTAAATACTAATTTAATTACAAAAAGAATCGGAAAACAAGCAAGGGTAAAAAGGCTTATTGAAGCTGCGGAAATAAAAATATAGTCATGATAACCAAACAAGATAAAAAAGATTTCGATTTTTGTGTTAAAGCTCATATTCTATTTTTAAAAGAAATGAATAAAGGGTATTATGATAATTTAGAATTATTTAAAGTACTTATTGATATTAATTTAGAGTGCATTGAAAATTTAGAGATGTTAATAGAATAAAGGTTAAAAAAGTTAATGTAAAGGATAAAGGAAACAAACTATAAACGATAAAATAAATAAAAGCAACAATGCAGTTATAAACTTTAACTTAAACAAAATGAAAAAATTTGATTTACAAAGAGTAAAATTTTTATGTTGGACTGCTTTTATTTGCGGCTCATTAGTTGGTTTTATGATAGCAATGGTATTATATGCTTTTGGTATATGGTGGTGAGCGTAGGCAAATGAACGCTTTGAAAAAGGTGCAATTACAAGTTGGGCAAATTAAACACAACTGGGATTATAAAGAAAAAACTTATATGCCATTTGTGGTTGAAGTGATTAAAAAAAATATTTAATTATGGCGTTTGATTTTTGATTACGAGACTTACATTAAAAAGAATAAAAAGTTATGATTCTAAAACATACTATAAATTTGTGCTTATTGACTTAACATTCATTAATACATATCAAGTTTGGAGTATTAGCATAACTTTTTGCAACATGTATATTGATTTGCTTCATGAAAAGAAATAGGTTTATTTAATGGCTTACAACGAATATTGCTATGTTTAGTGCGAAATAACAAAATAAATTTAAAACGAGAAAAGATGGATAAAAATACAATTGTAGAATTTAAAACTAAAGATAGCGAAGGTTTATTTGTATCTGTGCCTTACAAATATAAGGACTTTGAAATTGTGCAGTACAACCGTGCAGGAACTTACCTAATGGAAACAGATAGCAAAGAGCTAAACCATTGGAAAATAAATGTGCCTAGAGGTAATTATGAATTTATCGGAAGGTCTAACGAGCTAGAACCTGAATTGGTGGAAGCAAAAATAGGTATACCATTCAAAGAGTATATCAGTATTCTAAACGAAAAAGATGTTACGGTTAATTTCTCAGACCATTCAAACTTCTGGGCTGTTCTTTTAACTGAACGATAACGAATATGGATAAAAGCATTTGATATGGAACTTAAAAATCTAACAAAAGCAAAAATACATCATTTACTAAGCTTACTAGAAGTAAATGAGCGTGAAGAGTGGTATTGTGGTAATAAAGGACAGCACTGGAATAGACATCGTGAATTAAAAGCAGAACTTCAATTGCTTTTATCTGGTGTTGGCTACCGTAAACCTAATAGATACAAATGTTTACTTTGTGGACGTGATAAATTTACACGTAAACAATCGCATAAATGCGGAAATATTTATAGAAAAAGAAATATTGAATGGCAACCGGTATTTGATTAATTCTTATGGTTGCCAACGCTTGTGTAAATGCCGTGCAAGCGTAAATGTTCGCAATTTACAACGGCTGTTAACAGCATGGTCATTTTACACCGTGTTATAAAGAGTTTAGACATGAAATATTATACAAGCGATTGGCATTTAAACGAAAACAGGATTTTTGATTTTAACCCTTTTTTTAGACCTTTCAAAAGTATTGAGGAACAAAACAATACAATAATTAACAATGTTAATTCGATAGTAAAAAAAACAGATACATTATATCATATTGGAGATGTTTCGATGGATATTGATGGTATTAAATTATTATCACAAATTAAGTGTGATAACATCGTACTTATTGAAGGGAATTATGATACACCTTTCCTTGACGAATTAGAAAAGTATGATATTGAAATATGGAAACATCAAGTTAGTTTTATTAATAATGGAGATAAAATTCAACATCTTTTTATGCAGCATGAACCTATTGAAGTTTTGAAGTTTTTAAAGAACAATCCTAATAATGGACATTTTGGAATATGCGGCCATATACATGGGCTTTGGAAGGTTCAAAAAAATATGATTAATGTAAGTGTTGACGCATGGCATTTTAAGCCAGTTTCAGAAAAAGAAATATTATTCACTATTGAAGCTATTAAGAATTATTATGACGAGAACGTATTCCCTTCTTAATTCTTTATAACAACTGTATAAACGCAATACACTAGGATATGTATTATTAAAATAAAGGTCAACACTCACCTATAAGAGTGAAGTATGAACCAAATAAAACATAATGTTAGTGATAAAAGCAAAAGTAATAAATATAGAGAAAGAAATAATAATCCCAAATAAAGAATTAATAAAAGCAATTAATTCAATGGGGGGAGATGATAAAATGGAAATTCTAATCGGAGTTTTAAAAAAACTTAAAAAAAATCCTGAATTATTAAACGCTGTTTTTTATTTGTTAAATAAAGTTGATAAAGACGAAATGACAATCTTACAAAAAGGATTATTAAAAAAAGCATATAAACACTTTATATATTAAAACTAAAAAATCATGAAAAAAGCGATCTACATCCTTGTATTTATGGGGATTTTCACTACCTTGTACGGAATAGTTTATACATTTAGTCATACCGGAAAATTTGGAATAAGTTTATTATTTATTGCGTTCCTTTCTGGTTTAGTTGGGTATTTAATTTATAGGTTAAATAAATGAACGCAAAAACCATACAGAAATACAAAAAGCAAACTATACCTAACTTGCATAAAACAGCGGTTAAGTATTTCAATCGCTTTATTCGACTGAGGGATACCGATGAAAACGGAATAGGTTATTGTATTTCAAACGGTTCTATTTTAAAGTATGGTACTGAGTACTGCCATGCAGGCCATTACTTTTCTAGTAATAAGTTTCCTTTACTAAGTTTTAATGAAGACAACGTACACGTACAATCTAAAGCAGATAATTATTTCGGACATTCAGAAGGGCCAAGTTATACGATTAATTTGATTAAAAAAATAGGTTTAAAACGGCTAGAAGCCTTGCAAACAGTCTCCAGGATAAATAAAAGGGGTAATTTTAAACAAGATAGATTTACTTTAATTGATGCAATCGAAACTTATAAAACCAAATGTAAAGAATTAAGTAAAACTAAAAACTTTGAAGTAAAATGAAAATAATAAAATAACCCCCGAACAACAACCGATTGAAGGCGCATTTTAATAAGTGCGCTTTTTTATGTATCTTTGATGATAATTATGTGAGGCTTTGTGGACTTCTAGATCATGCAAAATCAAATCATGATGGTCGCGGACGAGGCGTCGATCCGTATGAAATGCCTGGGTATAGTCCTGATTGGACGCTAATAATTAAATCAAAAAATTATGGATTACTATTTATTAACTTCATTCATTATATTCACGGGCTTAATCCTATACATAGGGAAACAAAAATCAATAAGTGATTTTTATAACCACGCTAAAAAATAAGAAAAAATATTATTCACTCTAACAATATGGGCGTTTACAATCCCGTTAATAATTTCAGCAAGTACAATATTATTTACAATTGCAGGGGCTTTTATCTGTTTAGTTGGAGCGGCGGCAAACTTTAAATTAAATAAAATGTCAAACAGCGCACACTTAATCGGAGCGTATGGCGGCATTGGATTTGGTTTTCTTTCGTTATGGTTAGACTTTGGGTTATATCCTTTAGGAATAGCCTTTATTCTCTTAAGTAGCCTATTGTATTACTTCAGATATAATATAACTTATATCAGATTAATTGAGTATGTGGCGTTTTATTTGTTGATATTTGGGCTATATTTAAAATAAGCTTGTTTTCATACTGTAACATTGAGACTAAATAAGTGATAATCAGATAAATAAAAATGGCATACACAGACAAACAAAAGACTAAAATATTTAATGATGCTGTAAAAGCAATTAAAGAAAATAATCTATTTTTTATTGAAGATGTATCGGCATTTTTACCAATATTCAGACAAACTATTTATAAGTGGTGGCCTAAAGGGAGTGACAAATACGACACTCTAAAAGACTCGTTAGATACTAATAAGACAACAGAACAGGCAGAGTTAAGAAAGTTGTTTAAAGAAGGGCAATCTGTTGAGAAACTAGCATTATATAAATTGATATGTACCGATGCAGAGCGCAAATCTTTATCAATGAATCATGTTGATGTGACCACAGACGGGGATAAACTTCCACAGCCTCAAATAATAGTAACTTCGCAAAAGGCAAAAGATAATTTAGAAAAGTTAATGAATGAAGACGACTAATGTTTTTGACAGAAATCTTGACGCTTATCTTAATTTAAAAGGCACTCAAACAATAATAGTAAACCAAGGCGGGCAAGGTAGTTCAAAAAACTTTTCGATACTTCAGGTTTTATTCAATATCGCTAAATATTCTAAAAAACTAATTCGTATTACAATAGCCTCTTACGCGCTTACACATTTAAAGGGTGGAGCAATCCAAGATTTTGAGGATATACTTACATGCGAAGGATTGAAGATTAAAGATGTTAGGAATAAAGCAGAATCAAAGTATTATATTGGGAAAGGTGAAATTACTTTTATTGGTATAGAGGGAAATGAAGCAAGAGTTACGGGACCAAGAAGAGACATATTGTATATCAATGAAGCAAATAAAAGAATAGTTTACCGAATATTTGAATTAATGAATGCAAGGACAGCACTTGCAACATTTATAGACTTCAATCCTTCTTCTGAATTTTGGTTCCACGAAAAGATAATGCCAAACTTTGAATATTATTTAATCAAATCTACATTCTTAGACAATAAATATCTGCCAGAGAGAGAAAAGCAAAATATTCTATCAAAGAAAAACAAGCCAGGCTTTGAAAATTGGTGGAAAGTTTATGGTCTTGGTGAACTTGGCCAATTAGAAGGTGCGATATTTACAAATTGGAAGTTTGGTGAGTTTGATTTATCTTTGCCTTATGGT